ATCTACACGGAAGGGGTCGTCGGCAGCGTCAGATGTGTATAAGAGACAGGTTCGGCAACATACCTTTTGTGGATTTGCTCTTTAAATTTTACAAGTCAACAGAAGAAACAAGAGCAACTGAAATCTTTAAGGAATTGGATGCTGACAACATCAGAACTGTAGCTTGTCACGTGCCGGTTAAGTCGGATGATTGCCGAGGAATCGCAAAAAGCTACAAGGAATACTTCGGTATTTAAAATAAGGCAATATTCTTGTCGCACGCAAAATCTTAAAGAAAATTCAAATCAAGTTAATCCTATATTAAAAAAGTAATCAAAGCGACGACTTCCGTTTTGATTAAACTGTTACAAAAGAATGCACCAAAAATCAAACACACAATTGCAGCGACAAGGTTGCACAAAGCAGTAGTTCGGTGGTCAGACGGACTACTGCATATTTATATCATCTGACTTTTTAATGCGAAAATAGAACAATAGACAGTCACAAATAAAAGGGTTGAAATACCCTTTAACTATCCCGCTCAAGGAATTAATTAAGTGACCGTTTTAGTTTTTACATATATAATGGGAAGTTTAATATGTTTACATACAAAGCTGAAATTAAATCAGGACCTTTGCTTGAAGTCAAGTATTATAAGTCCATCCGCAAACGAAACAAGAAAAAACTTGCTCGACAAATCAATCAATCTCGAACAAACGAAAAGCAAGCCAAAGCAAATCGTATCAGAGGAGAACAACACACACAGAGGCTTATCCTTTGCAACTTCTCTGAGGGCGACTGGTTCGCAAGGTTCTCCGCTCCGTTTGGTGAATTTACCGAAGATGAATTTGAGAGGGTTGTGTCGAATTTTTTCAAGCGTATCAAACGCAGAACAGATAAAAAACAAATTAAATTTAAGTACATCGGCTACTGCGAATGTGGCAAGCTCGGAAAGAATTGGCATTTGCATATTGTAATTGAGGATTGCGTGCGTGAAATCTTAACAAAATGCTGGCCGTGGAAAAACGGAATCAATTTTACTCCGCTCTACCAAGACGGAAACTATGCTGACCTTGCAAAATACATACGAAAAGATGTCAATGGTAAGAAGCGCTTGAAAACATCTCGCAATCTCAATAAGCCTGAGGTCAAAGTTGTTGAAGGAAAAAAACGAGAATACAGAAAACTCGAACGAGGTGAGGCTTTGCCTTGTCCCGAAGGATATTATTTTTACAAAGACGAAATGTGGATAAATGACTTCACGGGTGCGTCTTTTCATTTTACTTACTTAGCCAATAGCCATAAACACAAGAAAATCGGAGGTGCAAGGATTTGAGAGATACAACAAGAGATTATACAATTGCACAGTTTAGACTTTATGCCTCTCTTGGATTTCCAAGCAAAGCACAGGTTGTAGCTGACAAGACAATGCACCGAGCATTACAACTTGACCTGCTTGCTGTGGCAGACACACTTAATGCCTTGACCAATAGCGGTAAAGACTACATCCGTCAAGCTGTCAGCGCTGTTTATTTTGTTGCACCAACAAAGCCGTTGCACAAAGGTGAAATAAATTTGAGAGTGACCAAGTTTGCTGTCAATAACTATACAGACGAACGCACGGTGTTTCGCTGGCTAAAAGAAGCACGATTGCTTTGCGCAAAACTTCGTGGGCTTAACATTTGTACATATTGCACAAAGAAAGATGTCAGTAGAAGCGATTAAACCTGTTGTAAAATTAAATTGTAATGATAAAACGAAAAGTAACTACGGACTGGATCGTCCGTCAAATCCGTGAGGGCAAGGCATATAGATTTTATTTAACAGCTGACTGGCGAAAAATTCGAGATGCAAAAAAAGCGAAAGAACATTACGAATGCGAACGCTGTCGTGCTGTGGGTAAATACAGCCCGTGCGAGGCGGTACATCACAAGCTGTATCTTAAAGCAAGACCTGACCTTGCTCTTGACATTAACAATCTTGAGTGTCTTTGCAAGGACTGTCATTACAAAGAACATCACAAGTACGAATCGAAAAAATTAAAAGATGAGTTTGCTGAGCGGTGGTGAGCGAAAAAAAGCATACCCCCGGGTAAAAAATCGAAAAATTCTGAGGTTAATGGATAACGGTGTAAAGGCACGACAGTTTGGTCTCGCGCACGCACACGAGAAATTTTTGAGAGAGGAGAAGCAAATGGCACAGATTAAAATTGCAGAAATCAAAGACAGCTTGATTGAGCAACTGACTTTGAAAGGGGCAAACATTGAAGTCTATAGAGATTTAATCGACAGCTACATTTTTTGCACAAAACTTGAACGAAAAATGCAAGCAGACATACGCAAAAACGGCTTAACATACAAAGCTATCAGTGCCACAGGCAAAGAGTATATGAAGGACAACCCATCGGTAAAAAATGCAGTAATGTACAACAAACAGCGTTTAGCGATCCTCTCACAAATGGGGTTGTCAATTGACAAAGTTGAGAGTGAATCTGATGACGAACTGTAAATACCTTGACGATTACACAAAGCAAGTAAAAAGTGGTCAATATCGTGTATGCAAAGAGCAAATACAGCTTGTAAATTTCATAGAAAAAGTATTCGAAAATGAGCAAGTCTATGTTGACAATGAGCAGGTTGAAAAGTATTTTGCTCTACAGAAATATTTTCCATACGAATTATTTGCATGGGAAAAGTTTTGTTTTATTCTGCATAATTGCACATATTCCGCACCGGGTGTATTAAGATTTCCCGATTTAGTTTGTGTGGTCGGGCGAGGCGCAGGAAAAAATGGCTATCTTGCATTTGAAGATTTTGCTCTGCTCACGCCTGTCAACGGCATACGCAATTACGATATTGACATTTGTGCAACATCAGAAGAGCAAGCAAGCACAACCTTTAATGACATCTACGAAATTTTGGAAAACAATTCTACAAAAATGCAGCGGCATTTTAAGTGGAACAAAACAGAGATTACAAACATAAAGACTAATTCAACAATCAGATACAGAACTTCAAACAGCAAAACGAAAGACGGAGGCAGACCCGGTAAAGTCGACTTTGATGAAAAGCATGCATACGAAAATTATAAGCTTATTGATGTTTTCACAACAGGCTTAGGTAAAAAAGCTATGCCACGCAGAACAACAATTACAACCATGGGAGAGGTTCGGGACGGACCACTTGACAACGAGCTTGCCGCCGGTCTTGAAGTGTTGAATGGTGATGCACTTGACAACGGCACTCTTTATTTCATATGCAGGTTAGACAATGAAAAAGAGGTATATGAGCAAGAAAATTGGTACAAAGCAAATCCGTCGTTGCAATATTTTCCAAACCTATTGAGAGAAATTCAAAAGGAATTCGAGGATTGGAAGCGTGATAAGGTAAACAATTCATCTTTTATGACTAAGCGTATGAATATCCCAAAAGGCACAGAAGCCCATCCTGTTACCTCATGGGAAAATATCAAAGCAACAAACAGACCTCTTCCCAACCTTGAGGGCAAGCCGTGTGTTTTTGGCATTGACTACACCAAAACTACTGACTTTTTGGGTATTGGTTTAATGTTTTTAATTAACGGTGAAATTGTATGGAAACCGTTTTCATGGTACTGTTCGCAATCGGCAGACCTTGGACGAATTAAATTCCCTTATGTTCAACAGCCTGATTTACAAAGGGTTGACGGGGCGGAAATCCCGCCTGAAATCGTCGCCGACTGGTTGAGAGAGCAAAAAAAGCATTACAACATCGTCGGTGGAGCATTGGACAGTTACCGTTATACTTTGCTCAAGGAGCCGTTAATGCAGTTGGGTTTTGAATGCGACCGCAAAGGACGAAACAATCTAAAACTTGTAAGGCCGTCTGATAAAATGCTTGTTGCTCCTCTGATTGCTTCGGATTTTGCTAATCATCGTATTGTTTGGGGCGATTCGGCACTTATGCGTTGGTACACAAACAATACTTCTGCTGTCGAAGATAAAAACGGCAATATTATCTATGACAAAATCGAACCAAAATCAAGAAAAACAGATGGATTTATGGCGTTCGTCGCCGCATATACACAGCTTGATTTGCTGAAACAAAATCAGCCGATGACGGTTGATGAACTCAAAAATTGTTTTAATGCGATTGTATTTTAAAGGCAGGTGAGAAAATGAAAATTATTAATTATTTCCGTAGCATTTTTAGCAAAAAAGATGCCGTTGCAGCGGAATTTAACGAGGACGGTTCAACTGTCGATGAACAGAGGTTTCACCTGACTGAGCTTGCTCTATTTACTGCAATTGATTTTATCGCACGAAGCTTGGCAAAGTGCGAATTTGTGACGGTAAGCAATAACCGAGAAAGTCGCAAGGCTGAATATTATCTTTGGAACTATTCACCGAATAAGCATCAAACCAAAATTGAATTTTTTACGCAGGCTGTGGCTAAATTGATTTTTGACAATGAGCTGTTAATTATCGAAACTGCCGATAATCAGCTTTTAATTGCGGACAGTTTTTCGAGAACAGAACACGCATTGATTGATGATTCTTTCAGTGGTGTTACTTGTCGAAATTTTACATATCAGCGTACTTTTTTTGAAAGTGAAGTAATTTACCTCAGATACAGCAACTTTGCTCTTAACGGCTTATTGGCCGATATGTGCAATACATATGAGAAGTTAATGTTATCTGCTCAGGAAAGATATAACAAGGCGGTCGGCCATAAGGGAATCTTGGAGCTTGAAAATTACAGTTTTGGCGATGAAAATTTTGCCGAAACCTACAACAAAGTGCTGTCAAAGCAGTTTAAATCATTTTACTCAAACAAAAATGCTGTTATGCCGATTTTTAAGGGTATGAAATATTCAGAACCCTCAACCGATGCCGGAAAGACTACGAACAGCGAGATTAACGATATCCAAAAATTGAGAACTGAGGCATACACGATTGTTGGCAATGCTTTGCACATTCCGCCGGCTATTTTAAGTGGGGAAGCCTCTCAACTCTCGGACGCTATGGATTGTGCTATCGGAAATGCAATTGATCCGATTGCAAATATGTTTGAGCAGGAAATCACCAAAAAGAGATTCGGCGGTGCTGAATTTAATAAAGGCAATTATCTTTTAATTGACACAACAGCGGTAAGGCATATTGATGCCGTAAGTCAGGCGAACAACCTTGATAAGTCAATCGCAAGCGGTGTTTTAACTCCTGCGAAAGCTCAAAAATATTGCAATATGCTCCCTTGCCCCGAAAAATGGGCGAATAAATATTATATTACGAAAAATTATCAAACAGCGGAGAACGCATTGAAAGGTGGTGAATAAATGAAAAGTAGAAATTACAACATCAAGCAGATTGCAGAAAATCAGAATGTTTTGCAAATTTATCTTTACGGCGAAATCGAGCCGGGCTATTTGGATTGCTGGGGATATTATTACGGCTCAACTACGAGCGCCGAATATATTCGAAAGGCGATTGAAAAAGCAGGTGAAATTGAAGGCATTGAAATCTACATCAATTCCGTGGGCGGATTTGTTGATGAAGGTGTAACTATTTACAACCTGCTCAAACGGCAGAGTGTGCCCGTCACTGCATACATTGACGGTATGGCTTGTTCAATCGCCTCTGTTGTCGCAATGGCGGCTGACAAGATTGTAATGCCGTCAAACACAACAATGATGATTCATCATGCGGTCGGAGGCTGTTACGGAAATGCGAAAGAACATAGAGATTACGCTGAACAGCTTGAAAAAATCAGCACGGCAAGCACAAACTCTTATCTTGTTCACGCAGGCGAAAAGCTTACAAGAGAAAAGCTTGAACCGTTGCTCGATGCTGAAACATTTCTGACCGCACAAGAGGCTTTTGACCTCGGTTTGTGTGATGAAATCGTTGATCCTGTCGATTTAACGGAATCAAAAGAAATCGTTAACGATGCACAGCAGAAGAAAAATCCAAAAGCAAAACAGGCAGCGGCAGAGCTTTTAAAAATGCTCGGAACAAAGCCTAAACCGCAGACACCGCCCGAACCACAGGCTGAACCGAAAGAAAAGGACAGCTTTGAATTTTTTGAAGAACTTTTTAAAACCAAAAATTATTTGTAAAGGAAGATGAAAAAATGAAAAATCTTGATTTACTTGCAAACGCAAAAGCACAGTTTGCACAGAATTTTAAAGACGCTTTTGAATCAAAAGACGAAACAAAGATGACAAACGCTCTCAACGAGTATGCGGAGAGCATTCAGCAGTCCATTATTTCCGTTGCTCAGGAAATCGGCGAAACTGCCGACAACACAATCCTTGCCAAGAGAGGATTCAGACAGCTTACAAGCGCAGAGCAGAAGTTCTACAACAATTTTGTAACAGCGGCAAAATCTGCTGATGTTAAGCAGGCTCTCACTGGTCTTGATGTTACAATTCCTCAGACAATTCTCGATACAGTGCTTGAGGACATTACAAACAATCATCCGCTGCTCGATGCAATTGGCATCGAAAACACATACGGCTCTGTTAAGGCAATCTTTGCTACAGACACAAAACAGCTTGCCGCTTGGGGCGCATTAAATTCCAAAATCACACAGGAGCTTGCAGGCACAATTCAGGAAAAGGACTTCTCAACATCAAAGGTAAGCGCTTTTGTTCCTGTTCCGAAGGACATGCTTGACCTCGGTGCTACATACATCGACGCATATGTCCGCAGAATCCTTGCTGATGCACTTGCATACGCATTTGAGGACGGTTTTATCAACGGCGACGGCAACGGAAAGCCTATCGGTATGCTGAAAGATCCCGAGGGCGCTGTAAAGGCAGGTGCATACACTGAAAAAACAGCAACAAAGCTCACAAGCCTTGACATTAAGTCATATATGGATGTTGTTGCAAAACTCGCAAAGGGCAAGGGCGGTAAAACCAACAACATTACATCGGTTGACCTCATCGTTAATCCTGTGGACTATCTCACAAAGATTATCCCTGCTACAACTGTACTTGCAACCGACGGCTCGTACAAAAACAACCTCTTCCCGTTCCCGACAAATGTTTATCCGTCAGAAATGGTTGCGGAAGGCACTGCCGTTATTGGTCAGCTTTCAAGATATAAAGCCTGCCTCTCAACAGGCAAGGAAGGTAAGCTTGATTACTCTGACCAGTACCAGTTTCTTGAAGATAACAGAGTTTATCTTATTAAGGCTTACGCTACAGGCTTTTCGCTTCACACAAACGATTTTCTTAAGCTCGACATTTCGGCGCTCAATCCTGCTGAAATTAAAGTAACTCTCAATCAGGCAACAACAGTTTAATTTATCACGGAGGTGTTGAACAATGGGAATTGTGAACGATGTAGTTAATATGCTCGATTTTGACCGTGAGCACATCGAAACAGATGAAAGCACAAAGTCGAAAATTGAACTGATTATAGCCAATGGAAAACAGCACCTCCGCGATTATAATCCTTTGCTTACTGATGAGGATTTTGAACGAGCAACAAGGGCAAGAAGTTTGCTGTTTGATTACTGCCGTTATGCTTACTCGAACGCTGTTGAAATGTTCGACCATAATTTTGAAAGCGAAATTTTGAAATTAAGGCAGGAATACGAGGTGCGAATGTATGATACCGAAGAATAACATTGATTTTTTGACATTCAACGACGGACTTGCAAAAATCTACGAAACCGACGAAAACGACGACATCATCACCGACAGCCTGAAAAAGTATCGCTTTGGCAATGAAAAAATCGGAGTAACTCGGTTTTATGGTGCGAAGCAGAATGATATTGAACTGTCGAAGGTTATCCATATTCACAAAGATGAAACTTTGAGAACGGATATGGCGGTCATTATTGACGGCACACGGTTCAAGATTGAACAAATTCAGCACGATAAGAGCAAAAATCCCCCTTGCTCAATTTTGAGCTTGTCGCAGAGGGGATTATATGAGGGTGGTGCAGATGTATTTTAAGAATTACGACGAATTTGTTGAACTCATAAAGTCTTGTGGTTTTAAGTGTGTGGAGGCAGATTACAACAAGTCAACCCCTGCTCCCTATCTTGTTTACTTTAAAGACGAAGAAACAGGAATTTACGCAGACGGTAAATGCCTTTGGAAAACTGCAAAAATCATCATAGAACTCTACACAGCGAAAGATGACCATGCAAGCGAAACAAAGTTTGAAAAATGGCTCAACGAAAACGGCTTCGGTTGGAAAAAGCCGAACCGAGCGTGGGACACAACAAATAAACTTTGTGTAAGCTATTACACTTTGAGCGTGACTTTCGATGAGTAGTTACAAAAAAGTCGGTATTGACCGAATCGGCGATACTTTATCAAAAGAACTTGCAACCTATTCGGCTGATGTGCAAATGGGCGTTAGATTGTTGGTTGATGAAAAAGCCGAAGAACTTAAAAACGAAATTAAGAAAAATGCACCTGTCGGCAGAAGAAAAAAATATCGCAAATCGTTTAGAGTTAAAATCACAAACGAAACATTTAGGTTTTATGAAAAAACGGTTTATGCTGCTAAACCTGAGTACCGGCTTACACACCTCCTCGAAAAGACTCGCAAAAAGAGGGGCCAAAAAGGCGGAACGGTACAACCGAAGGTGCATATTGCTCCGGCTACAGAGAAAATTCACGACGAATTTGAAGCCGGAATAAAAAAGCTCATCAAATCATCGGAAGCTATGGGCGGCGGTGATTTGAGCGGTATAAAAAGAATTTAAAAACATAAGGAGTGTTTATTAATGAACAAAACTATTAGAAAAGTTGGTTATGCTACGCTGACAGAAAGCAGCACAGGCGAAATCACATACGGTAAGCCCGTGTGGTTTAAGTCTGATAAGGCAGGCGGTAGAAGTATCGGTGCTGAACCTATCGGCGATTCAAACACAATCTACGCTGACGGCTTGCCTATCATTGTAGCAAGTGCGAATGGCGGCTATACAATCAGTCTTGAGCTTATTTCAGCAGTCGACGACATCGAAAAAGATTGGTTCGGCAATGATGAAGCAACTGAGGGCGGTATCATCGAAAAGGGCGGTATCAAAGTAATGCCGAGATTTGCCCTCCTCGCCGCAAAGGAAACATACAAAGGCGACAAGCTCTACGAGATTGATACATATTTTGACTGCGTAGCTGCAAGAGCAAGCAGGAACGACAAAACATCAGAAGGTAACTTTGATCCACAGTTTCCGACCTTTACGGTTACAGCAAAGCCACGTCCTGACAATGACTTTGTGCGCTACACATCATATGCGGACACTCTGCCCGAAAGCGTTGTAGTGCCGACTGTTAAGGCTGCAAAATCGGCAGTTCCTACAGATCAGGCCTCATCAGACAACACAAAGGCGGTTAAAGGCTAAGTTATGAAAGACACAGTTGTTATTAACGACAAAAATGTTGAGGTTGAGGTCACAGCATATACAATGCTCATCTACGAGGACACATTTAAAGGTCACAGTTTTTTGCGTGATACAGACAGTGTGCTTGTTAAAAATCTCAACGATGTGAAATTTGGTTCTGCCGTAAAACTCTTGTGGGCAGCGGCAAAGACGGCAGACGATACAATCCCCAATTTTAAGACTTGGGCAAAAGATATCAGTATTAAGGATGCTATTTCGGCGACAGACACAATCATCAATCTCATTGTTGACAGCCTTAAAAGCGACAGCCCAAAAGTGACAGCGACAGCGACCTAAACGGATTTAAAACTTTCCTGACGGCGAAAGAAGTCTTATCTTATGCCGTCAGGAGTGGTCTGACTGTCGCTGATCTACAGAAATTTACAATAGGTTTTGTGCTTGATTATGTCGAAACATATTTCGCATTACGAAACAATAAAAACATCCACGAGGATGAAGAAAAATTTCAGAAGATGAAATCTGTATTGCCTTTCGTTACAGAAAGATTTGAAAACAAAGAAATCTCGGAAGAGCAGTACAGCGAGTTTATGAACAGATACAAAAAGTTGGAGGATAGATATGACATCTACAATTAAGGGTATTACCGTCAAAATTGCCGGTGACACAATAGATTTACAGAAATCCTTAAAAGCTGTACAGTCCTCATCGGCGAGCCTACAGAGCGAATTGTCGGCTGTTAACAGACAATTAAAGTTTGATCCTGAAAACACTGTTTTGCTTGCACAAAAGCAAGAAGTGTTAAAAGAACAAATTGAAAACAGCAAATCTGCCCTTAAAAAGTTACTTGATGTGCAGGATCAGGTTGAAGAACAGGCAAAAAACGGCGAAATCTCAACCGAGCAGTACAGGGCCTATCAGCGTGAACTCGAAAAAGCAAAAAGCAAACTTAAAAATTTCGCTGAACAGCTTGCGGAAACTGAGAAAAAAGCAAATGCAATAGACCTCGAATCTGCTCAAAGTGAGATGTCAAGAACTGAAAAAAGTGTTGACAAGACAGGCGACAGCTTTAAAAACCTTGAAAATAAATCCAATAAAACTGATTTATCCAAGGTCAAAAAAGAAATGGATGATGTTAAATCCTCAGCCGACAACCTTAAATCTGCTGTTGGTGGTGCATTAAAAGAAGCAGGTGCAGCGGCAACAGCGGTCGGCGGAGCGTTGACCGGAACTGTCATAAGTGCAAACAGTGAAGAAAAAGCTTTAAATTCCTTGCAGGCTCAAACCGGCTTGACTACTGAAGAGCTATCAAAATACGAAAGCGTTATTGACGAAATTTACAAAGACAATTTTGGAGAATCGCAAGAAGATATTGCGAATACCTTGTCGAAAATCAAGCAAGTTACGGATGAACAAAATCCCCAAAAGCTTAAAGACATGGCGGAAAATCTGTACACGCTTGAAGCAACTTTTGATAACTTTGATATCAGCGAAACTTTAAGAGGCATTAACGGTCTGATGACCAACATGGGCTTAACAGCTGATGAGGCTTTTGACTATATCGTAAAAGGTGCGCAAAACGGCTTAAATTACAGCGGAGAGCTCGGCGATAATATTGCCGAATATTCACAGATTTGGGGACAGGCAGGCTTTGATGCAGAGCAGATGTTTTCAATCCTCGAAAACGGCACAAAAAACGGTGCGTACAATCTTGACAAAGTTAATGATTTTGTCAAAGAATTTACAATTTCCCTTTCCGACGGAAGAATTGAAGAAAATCTCGGTAGCTTTTCAAAAGGCACGGGCGAAATTTTTAAAAAATGGAAGGACGGCAAAGCTACTGCATCAGATGTTTTTTATAGCGTTATCAGCGATTTAAGAAACACAAAGAATGAGCAAAAGGCATTAACTACAGCTTCAACGGTTTGGTCGGCTCTCGGTGAAGATAATGCAATGAAAGTTATCAAATCGCTTGGGAATGTCAACAAAAACTACAAAAATGTCAAAGGCTCAATGGAAAAAATCAAGGATATCAAATATGATGATGTTGAAGCCGATTGGGCAAGTCTTGGCAGGACTGTACAGACCGATGTTATCAATCCTATTGGCAAATCGCTGTTTCCGGAAGTCAAAAAACTATGTAAATTTGTCGAAAACCATACTGACGATATCATCCCTACGCTTAAAATTGTAGGCTCTCTTGTTGGCGGTATTTGGGTAGGTAAAAAAACAACCGCTGTTGTAAGCGGCGTTCAAAGCCTTATAGGGGCATATAAAAGCCTCAGAATTGCTACAGAGAGTGCCAAAATTTCGCAGGAAGGTCTTAACCTTGCACAAAAGTCAAATGCAATCGGCATCATCGTAGGCTTAGCCGCTACGCTTGTAGGCTCCTTGTGGTCAATTGCAAGCGCAAACGATGAAGCCAAAGAATCACAGGACAAGCTCAACGAAGCGCATGAACAAGCTCAGGAAGAAATCAAAGAGCTGAAAGATGCCAATGATGAATATGTTCAGAGCAAAAAAGATGCGACATCGGAGGTTGAAAGCGAATTTCAATATTACGACGATTTATGGGTCGAATTGCAAGGTATTGTTGACAAAAACGGCGAAGTCAAAAAAGGCTATGAAGACAGAGCAAAATTTATTACCAATGAATTGAGCCGAGTTACAGGCAATGAAATCACTTGGAACGGCAATGTTATTCAGTCTTATAAAGACCTTAAAAGCTCAATGGATGATGCCCTTGAATCAAAGAAAGCACTTGCTTTGCTTTCAGCGACCGAAGATTCTTATCAGACAGCAGTTTCAGGTCTTGCAGGCGCAAAGGCCGACAGCGTTAATCAGTATGCCATTGTTCGTGAAAATAAAAATGATGTGAGCAAGGCAAGAGATAGCGTAAATAGCTTGCAAATGCATGACACAAAAGCTGAAAATGTCGCATGGTGGGCATATGAAAATAAGAACATTGATAAGCATACATTAGGTGTCATTAGCGCTAACGCTAAAGGTGAAAAGGTTGATAAAGAAGAACTTGATGTCGCTCAAAGCCGTATAAAGGCATTAGAAACAGCTTACGACCAAGAATTGGAAAATCGCAAAAATGTTTTAAGCCAAAAAGAAAGCGTTCTTAAAGACGCCGAAGCCAAGTACAAAACTTATCAAGACAAAATCGTCAACTACAACACCACAATTCAAAATTTTGAGAATTTAACCGCTGCAAATGCTAAAGGCAATGCCGAAGAAATCAAAGCCGCTATGTCTGATGTGGAAAACAGCTTAATCACTCACACGACAGGAACTAAAGACACACTCGAACAGCAGGTCAATGATTTTAAGACAAATGCCGAGAATTTAAGGACAGCATACAAAGACGGTGTTGAAGGTGTCACAAAAGACCAAGTTGAAGAAGCCGAAGAATTGCAGGAAAGGGCAGAAATCGAGCTTGCTAAGTACAACGATATGTACGGTACTGTTGCAGCAATAGCTACGGGCAAAGCTGACGAAATTAACGAACAGCAAAAGAAAATAAAAGACGGTTTTATTGATGCTGAAACAGGTTCAAAAGCAAGCCTTGAGAATCAGCTCACAAACCTTACCGCAAACTACGAACTTTTAAAAACTGCAATGGATGAAAATCAGCCGGGCGTCACTCAAAAAATGGTTGATAATGCGAAAGAGCTTGTAGATAAGGCAACCGTTGAGCTTAACAAACTCGAACCCAACGGAGAAAAAGCCGGTAAGAACGGCACTGAGAGCACCAGCAAAGGTATAGGAGATAAAGATGCCAACAAAAAAGTTGATGATTCGTGCAAGTCGCTTGTCAATAGAATCTTTGATAATTTTTCGGGAGTTTATGACAAATTCTACGAAGAAGGCAAAAACTTAGTTCAAGGCTATATGGACGGTGCCGGAAGCCTCTCTGATAAATTATTCAAGTCAGTGGAAGGACTTGCAGGATTAAGTCTTAGCACTCTTAAGAAGACTCAAGATTCACATTCACCGAGCCGAAAAACCCGAAAGTTAGGCAGATATTTCGGCGAGGGTTATCGTCTTGGAATCGCCGATGAAATTGCCGAAACACAAAAGACGGTAAGGTCTTTAACCTCAAGGGCCTTGTCAGCGGTTGAATGTAATCCAATCGGATCGATTAACAATAAATTTGCAGACATTCGCACCCAAAGTCAAAATGCAACGGTAAACGGTCAAATGTTGAAAGCTGTTACAAATTCACCTACGATTGAGATTCAATTTACAGGCGATGTCCATATCAATAATGATATGGATGTTGATGATTTTAACCGCCGTGTATCAAATGCGATTGTGCAAACGCTTGACGGTGAAGCGTCGAAATTGGGAGGTTAAAGATGAGGCATAGTTTTTCATACAACGGCACCGATTTACGGTCAGTAGGCTTTTTTATAGCTACTTCCCCAAAATATCAAATTGCAAAGCGTAACTTTGATTTTACATCCATCTACGGCAAAAATGGCGGAGTGATTACCGACAACGGTGTGTTTGATAATGTCGAAATGCAGTTTGAAGTCAACAGCTATCCGTACATTGTGCCGAACGAAAGTAATGCCGAGCTTGTAAGAGCGTTTGCAGAATGGCTTACGGTGTGGGACGGTGAGTATAAAATCTTTAGGGATACTTATAATCCCGGCTATTATACGAAAGCAATTTGCACAGGAATTGAGCCAATAGAAGAGGTTGCACCTCTTTGCTTGTCAACGACTATCAATTTTAGCCGAATACCGTATTGGTACAGTGATTTAGGGCAGGAGATTCTCCGACCCAAATTGACCTCAACACAAAACGCAGAAATCGAAGTCTATAATCCTGAAAATTACAAAGCAGAGCCTTTAATAAAAATCATCAATAAAGGTGCAAAAGTTAATCCGTTGATGCTGACGGTTAATGATAGTCAAACTTTAACAGTTAAAACATCATCGGATAAGGACTATATTGAGCTTGATTCCGAACAGCAGTCCGCTTCTTTTGATAACGGCACGAGTTTGGCGAACAATTGCATAAGCTGTACAGAATTTCCAAAGTTTTTGCCCGGTTGGAATAAAATAAAACTCTCAGGAAAAAGCGCAAATGCGTTTACCGATATTGAAATTAAGCCTAATTGGAGAAGATTGTAATGTACCCTATTTTGTATAACGTTGCTGACTATTACAAAAATTCAACACCATTGTTTGAATCTAACGGTTTCGGCTTTTTGACCGAATGCACCGAGTTTTTGACGACAATGGAGCAAAATGGCACATACAGCTTTAGCGCGAAAATAAAAAGCACAGATAAGCTCGCGCCGAAAATTAAAATAACCTCATATATTAAAGCAAAAGTAAATAATGTGTCCGAGCCACAGTACTTTTATGTAACCAAAATAGAGGTCGATAAAAACGGTGATTTGACCGTATCGGGCGAACATGTGTCAAGAATGTTTTTCCAAAACGGAACAATTCCTCGTGCGACAGACGGTTCGATGTATGGCACGCCGAAAGAACTTATTGACCACTATATGCGAGATTACAGCCAAGTAGGTAAGCCTCTGTATATGTGGTTTACGGAGGCCCCATATAAGTGGTTCAGTTTCAGCTCATCAATCACAGTCAAGAAAAGAATCTACCTAGGCTATTCACAGGCAGTAAAGTTTGAAGATATCTTCAAAGACGATGATGAAGGGTTGATAAATCAGTTTGGCGGTGTTTTGTTTTTTGATAATTTTGATATTCATTTTGAAAAAATCACCACAGCAGGTGCGAAAAGTGGCTATCGAATTGCTTTTGGCACTAATGTGTCAGATTATAAGCAGACTGCTGAAATCGGCAATTACTATACACATGTTATGCCTTACGCACGATGCAACACCACGGACAATAAAGAAGTTTTCGTATCAAGCCCTGAGCCATATGAAACAGGGCTAAAACGGAACATAAAAAACACATATTTGTATGACTGTACAACCAAAATCAAAAAATACACATTAAATCCAAGCACCGGTGAAAACTACGAAGAAGTCAGAGATGCTTTGCGTAATGCTGTTGCTGATTATAACTATTCGACGGAACAAACATCGGAAACCCTGAGTATAAGGGTAACTCTTGAAAACGAGCTCACTAAAATGCACGCAATCAAACTTTATGACGAAGTGACGGTTGTAATGCCAGACGGCACGAATTTGAACCGAAGAATTTCAAAAACGGTCTACGATAGTGTATCTCAGAAATACAAAGAAATTACAATCGGCGACTTAAGTATGTCAATGTCTGATTTGCTCAAAATTCAAAGGAGGTTTAGAAGATAATGGCAATTAGCATAAAACATAAATCAATTACAATTGATGTAAATGACCGCAACGCACCGAATATTGTTGCAATTGCAAATGTAAATGACAAAGCAGTCCGCTATCTCGATGTAATGTTGACGGCCAGCGGTGAAAAATTGACCTTTGCAGACTGCACAGTAACTGCAACCTTTGCGACGGACGGATATTTAATTTCAGATTCAGTCGCTTGCACACTGAACAGCACAGCGGATGTTATTACTGTTCCGCTCGAAAATTTCAAGTCTATGTCGGGCTTCTTGGCAATCGAAATTAAGATTGCAAATGGCGAAACGCAGGTGTTAAATACTCCGCTGACCTTAAAAGTTAAAGTCACACCGAGCCTCGCTGAGAACAGCAAGATAGATAGCGAAAGTGCTGGCAGTTTTGCCGAAATCAGCCGAGAGGTTGCCACAGCAAGAGGCGGTCATAATTCACTTGGAGCAAGGCTTAACGGGATTGATTCGTCTGTTTCTGACAAAGCTGATAAAAGCACGGTCAGTCAGTTATCAGCACGAATGCAGACGGCAGAGAAAGCTCTTACAGGCAAGGCAAACGCAACAGACGTAGCCAATGCACTTAAACCAAAAGAAGACAATTCAAACAAAGTGAGCTCCAAAACGGACATTACAGACAGCAGCACTAATTATCCGAGCGTTAAATATCTGAACGATTTCTATTACGACGCAAACGAAGCCTACTCATCAGAAGAAACGGACAAGCTTCTTGCAACTAAATACGATTCGTCAAATATCGAAAGCGGAACATCAACGCTTACACCATACTCAACCGTTGCAGATAAAATCAAAAGTGCAAACTGTACATATAAGACGATTGGTGACATCGTAATCGTCAGTGCAACGGTCAAAATGAACGCAGTATCTCTTAGCGGCAATAACATGTGTCCGCTGATTGATTTGCCGTACAAATGTATTTCCGAGGACAATGTTTTTTGTGTTGGTATTTCAAACCTTGGCAAGCTCTTTAAATTTGCCATTCCGAAAAATAACACTTGGCTACAGTTTTCAACTCAGGATAAGACGGCTTACACATTTGCAGACGGCGAGCAAATTAATGTGATTTGCTTGTACAAAATTAAATAACGGAGGTATGAAAAATGGAACTTAAAGAAAAAATCACACTCGATATGCTCACGAAGGACAGCGTGTCGGTACTCAGACAGCAGTTTTTGACCTTTAACGGTGAAGAAATGCAGGTCGGCGGAAACATCCGCAACGCATACATGAACAGCAAATCGGGCAGAGAACAGCTCAAAACGGTGCTGTCTGATGAATATTACAATGCCGTTATGGCAGTTTGGGGCGATAATCCAACCGTTGACGAGCCGATAGAAAGCGAGATTGAAGTAAAATGACACCCGAAGTAATTGTATCGGTAATATCGCTGTTTGGTACTTTAGTTGGCACTCTTGGTGGTATTTGTGTAAGCAACCGAATGTCAAACTATCGAATCGAACAGCTCGAAAAGAAAGTTGAAAAACATAACAATCTCATTGAGCGCACATATGCGATTGAACAGCACAATGCGGTTGTGGACGAAGAAATTAAGGTTGCCAATCATCGGATCGAAGACCTTGAAAAAAATAACGAAAGGAAAGATTGAAAATGAAAAAAATTTTTACCAAAGAATGGGCGAAAGCAACAGCTGTCAGAGCTATTAAAACGGTCGCACAGACAGCTATTGCAACAATCGGTGTATCTGCCGTGATGACAGATGTAAACTGGCTTGCGGTGGGCTCTGCAAGCCTTTTGGCAGGGGTGTTGTCGATACTTACATCAGTGGCAGGACTGCCCGAAGTATCAGAAAGCGAGGAATAATTAATTATGAGTAATTCAAAACTTGTTAATTACACAAAATTAAGCCCAAACCACAGCGGTAAACGCACACACAGTATTGACCGCATTACTCCGCATTGTGTAGTCGGTCAGTGCAGTGTCGAAACACTCGGAAACATTTTTCAGGACACAGCTCGTGAGGCAAGCTGTAACTACGGAATCGGCTATGACGGCAGAGTGTTACTCTGTGTCGATGAGAGCAACCGCTCTTGGTGTAGTTCATCAAACGCAAATGACCAGCGTGCAGTTACAATCGAATGTGCAAGCGACACAGTAGCTCCGTACACCATGAACAGCAAGGTGTATAACAAACTCGTTGCACTCTGCGTTGACATCTGCAAGCGTAACGGCAAGACTAAACTGCTTTGGTTCGGTAACGAGGACAAGACTTTAAACTATTCGCCAAGATCAGGCGAAATGGTCTTGACTGTACATAGGTGGTTTGCAAATAAATCCTGCCCAGGTGACTGGCTCTATAACAGGCTCGGCAATCTTGCAGACGAAGTAACTGCACAGCTCGACGGTAAAACATCAAATAAGGAGAATGAGGAAATGATTAAATACGGCGCACACAATACAGCAACACTTGCGTTTAAGAAGCAGTTGATTACACTCTACAACATGAAAATCATCAAGACAAAGGTTGACAACTCAAACGGTTTCGGTGACGGTACTCTGAAAGCTGTAAAAGAGGCACAGAGAGCAGGTAAGGTCACAGTTGATGGTATTGTCGGTGAAAAGACAATCAATGCTATCTATCATCTTATCAATGACGGTATTCGAGCAAAAGACAGCAAAATCGCCAACGCAAAAAAGGCACTCAGCTGATTAAAACCTAAAGGACATTTAACACATAATTGCAAAAAACTCCCCTCATCCGCCGTAAAAAGTGGATGAGGGGGATTTTGTTATTTGTTATTATTTTCTTCTGCAATCCTTTCAAGCTCACGAATTATGAGTTTTTCAACGTATGCGGGAGGCTTCCTGATGCCAGCTTCCCAATTTTCAATAGTTCTTTTAGGAATTTCAAAAACTTCGCTCATTCTCTGTTGAGTTAGTCCGGCGCTGAGCCTTGCCTCTTTAATCGTCATCAATCTTATCAACCCCTTTCAAGTAGCCATCTATCCAAATGACCTTACCGGTTCGGTATCGGCGGAAGTGTCCTCGAACTTGGAACACGCCTTCAGGGCTTCTGTGACGACCAACCGAGGCAGCATATAATTGATTCTGAAAAGGTCTGAATACAATTGTTTTGTTGCCTTTTTGATTTTTCCCGACTGCTGAAAATTCTCGCTTATCTCGGTCAAGAAAATTCCCATACCACAGAAAAGCGTTTGTGTGAACATACGAAGTTATCAAAATTATCATCACATTAAGCTGTTCTTGGCTCATTTCAGTTTCTTCTGCAATTTTATAATGAATTTGAAAATCGTTCGCACCTTCGGGAGTAGGGAAGAACTCGCCTTTAGCGAACAGTTTTTTGTTGATTTTCAGAGAGAATTTTCTTTCAAGTCCTTTCGATTCGACATATAGCGCGTATTCAGGATTATCTTTTTTGCGTATTTCACATTTTTGGAAAAACGGTTCAGCTAAGGAACATTTCAATCTGTCTTTGTCAGCCCATTCTCTAAGATAAGAGTAGGCGGATTTTTCAATGTATATGGTATTCAAGAGATGATTTCAGCCCCTTTTACATCGAGAAAAGTTACATTCGGATTTTCTGTTCCTAATGTATATTCATCACTTTCATCGTCTTTATATATTACTTCTGCAAGTCCGATGCATGAATTATATTCACGATAAGTGCTGACTACCTCATATGTGCCGTTATAATCATTAATCCATGTTCCTTTTTTAAGATTTTTGAAATCGTTAAATGTTTTGATTTTCATAGTGTTTTCTCCTTTTTTTACTTAAACGAAATCTGACCAGTGGTCGTTAAAAAGTTCAACTGCTCTGTCGTAATCATCTGTATAGATAACTTTGTGGTTGGAATCATCGGGAACATCTTCTTCAACAAGAACAGACTTCGGAATCCACATTGTTTTGCGTTGGTAACAACCAACATTAAGCATTGCATATACAGCTTTTTCAGTCTCTTTCAAAATTGCAAAGACATAGCACATTGTGATGTTCCTGCCAAGCTCATTTGCTACCTTGTCAGCGAACCAATCTTTTACGGTAATTTCCTTGTTTTCTGTTCTTGTCATTTTGATGTCCCCTTTCTTTATCTTGACTATATTATATCACTCATTGAGTGGTAAGTCAAGCGCTTTTTAAAAATATTTTTTAAAAAAGCAAATATTTTTTTGATTGCGAGAATTACTACAGATTTACTACAGACACAGCTTAAAAAGTCCGAAAATGTCGATAAACACTGACTTTTTTTAAATAAACCGCATGACTGTTAATCATGATGTCACTGGTTCGAGCCCAGTTGGGGGAGCCACAACAGAGTAGTCTTTTGACTACTCTGTTTTCTTTTTTATCTAAATGGCTCAATGTCAATAGTTGGGGTAACCCGAAAAAATAGAATATATGATAATCACAAGCGACAGAAATTATGCTGTCGCTTGTTTGGCTGTTAAAATACAAACCATACTATTTAATTTTGCATTGAATTTAATTGAGAGGTGCTATATAATTACTGTCTCTTATACACATCTGACGCTGCCGACGACTCCTTACGTGT